CTACTTATGTGTTTTTCTGTGATTCTAATTGGGCTTGGTCTTAGTATACTAAGTTTAGGGTGGGGTTTGGCAAGTGCTGGCCTTGCGTGCGGTATTTATGGGTATCTCTTAGGGGCTGAATAATGGCATGGAATTCCACATCTAACAAATCACTTCGCAACATTGCTGTAGGGCCAGAGGAGCAGAAAGCTGCTCCTATTTCTGTTGGCGCCCCAGTTTCGTACAGCCCTTCTTTGGCGGATAATCGTGGTTATCATGATGGGTGGGACATTGTTAAGGCTTATAAAGAGGGCGTCGCTAAGGTCACTTGGGTGTTTAGAAGCATTGATGTGATCGCTTCAAACCAAGCACGCCTTCCCATGATTTTACGCAAAGACAACAATCCCTTTGGTGAGATTGTCCAAGACGCTGATTTGTTGAAAATCTTCAATAACACTGCCAACCAGGGCGAGAATGCGTTTGCGTTTAGGTATCGTTTGTCTGCTCAGCTTCTCATGAGTAGTCGTGGTGTTTTTGTTGAGGTTGTACGAGGTAGAGGTGGTGTACCCATTGCGCTTCACCTTTTGCCGCCTCAGAATACGTCACCTATTCCTGATGTTCAGAAGTTTGTGAAGGGTTTTGAAGTCAAGATTAGTGCACATGAGAAGCGTACGTTGCGTCCAGAGAATGTCATCTGGATTCGCCGTCCGCATCCTTTGGATCCTTACTTGTCGATGACCCCAATGGAAGCTTCTGGGGTTGCTATCGAAGTCGAAAGTTTGGCTAAAATCTACAACAGGAACTTCTTGATTAACGACGGTCGTCCCGGCGGTCTACTTGTTCTACGCAGCGAGATCGCTGACGAGGATAAAGAGGAGTTACGTTCCCGTTTCCGTGGCAATATCGGTAGAGCAGGCGCTGTAGGTGTAATTTCCGCCGATGATGGTGCAGATTTCGTTGATACTGCAGCCAGTCCTCGTGATGCTGCGTATATCCAGATGCGAACAATCACCAAAGAAGAGATTTTGGCAGCATTTGGTGTACCTGAGTCGATTATCGGCAACTCTTCTAACCGTACTTTCGCTAACGCTTCTGAAGAGGGGAAGGTTTTCTGGATGGAAACCATGTCTCCGCACTTGGACTTGATTGCACGATCGTTCGACAAGATTGATCCTACTTACTACATTGATTTCGATACCGGTAATGTTCCCACGCTGGTTTTAGCTAGTCAGGAGCGGGCGATGCACTATTTGTCAGAGTTCCAGCAAGGTCTAATTAGTGTTAATGAGTATCGTCAAGCGGTGAGCCGTAAGCGTGTTGATGGCGATATTGCTGATTCGTTGTTGGCTAACCCGAATCAGACGCCGATTGCGAATACTGAGAAAACGCAGGAGGAGATTGCTGCTGAGCAGGAGGAAGCAGCGGCGGCTGAGGGCGGTGCAGTTCCGACCAGTATTGCTCCTGGCGGCGGTGCTCCCGGTGCAGGTGTTGGTGAATCATTGGATGCGCAGAGGTCTGCTGCGTTTAGTCAGGATGTTGCTGAGTTTAGTCCTGAGGTTGGCGGGTTTGTTCCTGCTGGCACTGTGCAGGGTACTGATAATATTGAAGCTCCTGCATCAAGAGTTCCTAGCGAATCTGCACTATAGTTTATATAATTACCCGTTTTTCAGTTTATATAAATACGCTAAAGTAACAACCCTCGCCCCGATAACATATACTCAGGGCGCTCTTAGACCTTAAGGAGAGACATGACTTCTGTCGTTATGGAAAATGCATCTGAAAAGGAAGAAGACTTCACTTTTAAGGCCATTTCAGGCCAGATTGGCATTGATAAAGCCGAAGGTATTGTCGAAGCATTTGTTTCAGGTATTGGCAATCGCGATTCAGTTGGCGATGTTGTTATTTCTGGGGCTTTTAACGAATCTTTAAAGCGCCGTAAGCCCCGAGTTGTTTGGGGCCACGATTGGAATCAGCCCATCGGTAAGGTTCTGGAGATTTACGAAGTTTCTAGAAATGATCCAAGACTGCCTGAGAAGATGAAGAATGCTAAGATTGGCGGACTTTACGCAAAAGTTCAGTTTAACCTCAATACTGAGCGTGGTCGTGAGGCGTTCGCAAATGTTGCATTTTATGGAAATGATCAAGAGTGGTCGATTGGTTACAAAACACTAACCGCCGATTACGATGCTATGCAAAAAGCAAACATGCTTAAAGAAGTTGAACTATACGAGATTTCTCCCGTACTACACGGCGCTAATCAGCTAACCGGTACTATTTCTGTAAAAGACGATGAAGAAGGCACAGTGACAAAAATGCATATGGATGACAACGGAATGGGTAAGCCGTCAAATAGAGCCGACGCAATGTCATCAATGATTGGCAATGCGCTTTCTCAAGCTCTTCGTAAGCCGGTAAAAATTATCAGTGTTGACGGAAACTCGGTAATCTTTGAGACAGGCGAAGACATGACATGGATGGCCACGTTCTCAATGGACGAAGGCAACATCATGGTTGGGAAGCCTACGAGAGTGAAGCCTACGATGTCGTATACGCCGGTTGGTGATTCGGCTCCTCCTTCGATGATGGTTAAGGACCCTGACGAGAAGGACGCTGAAGAGCCTGAAGGTATCCGTGACGCAGAGGACGAGCACGGTACTTGGGCGACTCCTGATATTGCTTTAGCATGGTCGAAAACATTTGGTTGTTCTGGCACCCACTCACATGGTGGTGGCTATCTTCCTTGTGACACGCACGAGGAGTACCTTGAGGCACTGAAACGTTTTGATGGTAATGCTAACATCAATGTTCACAACAACTACTTGGCCGGTGTGGAGGTCGAAGAGGCAAAGGATGCTACTGGCGGCTGTTCTTGCGGTACCGAAGAAAAGGGTCATGGGTACGGGGAGTCAAAGACACCTGAGTATCTCAAAGACCCCATGGCGCTTCTTTTGATGGCTTACAACGAGATGTTGAAGCTTCGTGGTGCAGGCACACTACGTGAAGCCACGCTTGAGCTTATTGCTGGCGTTGAGGATTATCTGACGGAGGCTCCGATGTCTCGTCCAATGGAGCAGGGCGAAAAGGCTGTTTCTGGTTTCGTGGTACACGTTAAGTGCTCTGATGATGAGGCTCTTGATGTTTCGTCTGCGCTTTCGGCTGTGCCTGTTTTCTCCTTCAAGACAGATGAGGGCGTGGATGTTCACTTCTCTACGAAGATGGATCATGATGAACTTATGGTTAAGGTAGCGGATTCTTTGGCTACTTTGGAATTTGTTCCTAGCATTAGCATTACAGAACCCATTGACACCGATGAGGGTGCTCAATAAGATACTCTATAAAGGATTTAGGAGTTTATAATGAGTGAAAATCTTAACGAAGACCTTCAGAAGTTTGAAGAAATTCAGGCGATGCTGGACGGTGAAGAGAAGGGCATGCATGAGGACGAGAAGGGTGCGCCTTCTGTTTTCATGACCGATATCCGTTTCAAGGAGATGCAGGATGCTGGTGAGCTAATTTCTGAAGAGGAGTTTGCTGAGCTTTCTGAAGAAGATCAGCTGCTCATGGAGAAGGTTCTTGTCATGGACGAGAAGGGTGATACTCCTATGGGTTGGATGTTCCGTTTCAAGTCAGAAGATGACGAGGACGAGGCTGACGAAGACGAAGCTGATGAGGCGGACGAGGATGACGAGGATGACGAGGACGCCGAGGAAGCCGACGAAGATGGCGAGGAAGCCGACGAAGATGGCGAGGAAGCCGACGAAGAAGAAGCCGACGAAGACGCCGAAGACGACGAAGATGATGATGTGAGCGAAAAGGCCGCAGTCATCATGTCAATGATGCGTGCGCCTAAGAGTGACAAGCCTTCAATTTTCTTGACCGACTCTCGGTTTAAGGAAATGATGGAAGACGGTGAGCTAGTTTCCGATGAAGACTACGATGGTCTTGACGAAGACGCTAAGGGAGCTTTTGAGGCTGTCGATGTTTACGAAGAGGGCACCAGCAAGGGCTATGGTAGACGCTATCGTCGTCGCAGTCCCCTTGAGCTGAACGCTATGCGGAAGGCAGAAGACGAGAACGCTGTTGAAGACGTATTTGAAACTGCTGAAGAAGCGATGGAACGTGCTGAAGCTCTTGGTTGCGAAGGCATGCACCGTGCAGGTAAGATGTTCATGCCTTGCGCTTCCCACGATGAGTGGATGGATCTGAGCAAGAAAGAAATGGCTGCCAAGAAAGAGCGTGAAGCCGAACAGGCTGAAGCTGCTCGTGAAGCTCGGCAGGCTGCTCAGCAGCAGGCACAGGAAGATGCTCCTGCAGGAATGCCCGCAGAGGGCATGAAGTCAGATGACTTCCTGTGCGGATTTAGCCGTAAGTCAGTTAATCAACCATGCGAGTTTTGTCAAGGAGGGTGTATGCCTACCGAAGATCTCCCCGGTTTAGGAGATATTGAGTCCCAGGTCAAGTCACTACATCAAGGTTCAGAGATTGTTGGTTCTGGTTACTCAACAGCAGACGACATTTTCGTTGTCGATGTGAAGCGTGCCGATGGTTCGTGCATTCAGGTCTTCCTGTCCGGCGAGGGCGAGGAGATGGGCTGGCTGCGTATTGATGAAGATGAGATGGATGCCAAGTCTGGTGAGATGCAGGACATTGTATCTCAGGCCGACGCCGAAGACGCTGCCGTTAAGGCTCTTGAGGATCTCGACATCAAGGGCGACGTGATGGGCGTTCTGGTCGATGTGTTTGCTAATCAGGACGTGTACGTCGTTGAGGTTGATACCAACGAGAAGAGCTACGATGTGTTCGTTTCTCCTGAGGGCAAGGTCCTTGGCTTCGATGAGTACGAAGTTGAGAATCCTTTCGACTACGACATGGACGAGGAA